ATAATTAAAGTATAATTAAAAACTAAACTAAATGAGAATAACAGACTTTCCAGAGTTAATTGCTCCAACAGGTAACGACTTACTTGTAACAGTAGATATAGCTAACGACCTAACTAAGAAGGTAAAGCTAGACAACCTTCCTATCTCTCTTCCTGCTCTTACGGCTCTTGCTACCAAACAAGATTCACTTGTTTCGGGAACGAATATCAAGACAATAAACTCAACAAGTTTGTTGGGAAGTGGCAACATAACAATCGCAGCAAACCCAAGCGGAGTCGCAGGTGCAATTCAGTTCAGCGATGGCTCTGCATTTTCAAGTGATGCCGCTAACTTCTTTTGGGATGATACCAATAATAGGTTGGGAGTTGGGACTAATTCGCCACTTTGTGGATTAGATGTTTCGCAAAATATCAATGGTGATGTATTTGCTCGGTTACGAAATACAAATGCGGGTGGATTTGGTATGTTATTAAATGCGGGTTCGGGTGTTGGTACATATGCAATGCAATGGGCTAACTATCAAGGGTCAGGCGGTGGTAGACTTTACCCCGAAGGTGTATACATTGGTCAACAATCAGCACCTACCGCTCGTTTACAAGTTCGTGGCAGTGGCTCAACATCCGCCACTACATCGCTTTTGGTACAGAATAGTAGCGGAGTTGCAAGTTTGCAAGTAACTGATGATGGCAGCGTTTACAATTTAGGGAAAAACGCAATAGCATCAAACACGGCATTTGGTAGATTGGCTTTAATTGCCAATAGCACGGGTTCGGGCAATACTGCAATGGGTCAATCTTCTTTAAATGCAAACAACACAGGCGTTTATAATACTGCATTTGGATTTAGTAGTATGAATTCAAACCAAAATGGAACAAGCAATGTGGCGGTAGGTTATGAGGCAGCGTTTTCCAATGTTTTTGGTTCGGGAATTACCGCTATTGGTTATCAGGCGCTAAGACAAGGCGGAGGTGCGAAAAGTACGGCAATCGGTCATTCATCGTTGTTTAATAACGCAGGTGAGAATAATACGGCAGTTGGTTATGAAGCCGCAAAAGCCAACTCCACAGGCACGGGTGTAACCGCAATTGGTTATCAATCTTTGCTTTTAAGTACGGGAGGTGAAAATACCGCAGTAGGTTATCAAGCAGGACTTAATATTACCACAGGAACTCAAACTACAGCATTAGGTTATCAGGCGTTAGCAGGTGCGGCAGGTTCAAGAAATACAGGATTAGGTTATGCGGCGTTAACTTCAACTACGGGTGCTTTTAATACCGCAGTAGGCAGACAAGCATTGTCAAACAACACTACAGGAAATTCAAATACCGCTATTGGCGAAAATTGTCAAAGCGGTAATTTTAGTGGAAGCGTAATTCTTGGTAAAGACGCAACTGCAACCGCAGCAAACCAATGTGTGTTCGGTAGTACAGGAACAAACGCAGGTGCAGTAACAACTGCAACCGCATTACAAACAAAAACTTGGGATGTAATAATTAACGGGGTAGCACAAAAAATCCTTTTAGCGTAAAACACTTAATTTTGTAAATATATGAAAGCAATTCAAATCAATACAAGCGTAAACCTTACAAGCGGTTTATCAATCCCATCGGGTTCAATCGTTGTAATCGCAGAAGGTTACGCAGATGTAAAAAGTCAAAAAGACGGAATCATCCCCGCCCAAATCGCAACATTTGTTTTTGCAAGTGTACAAGCATTGGCAGAAGGCAAAGCACCGATTCAAGGGATTGAGGATTTTAACACTACTTTCTCAGGGTTGGAGTTGAGTGTTGCGGATTACGAAACCAAATCAGCCGAAGTGCTTTTGGTGAACGCAGTATTCAATGCTTTGGATTTGATTTATCCAACACAGGTAGAAATCATCACTTTGTGAAACTAAGCGGTCGTAGTTGGATCGCTTTGATAATTGCGTCAGTCATTATGCTGACCTTTCTTTTGGTGTAATTAGTGCTTGACTTATTTTTATAAATTTAAACTGTAAAATAAATATTATATAATTCTTTTATACCTATGGCAACAAAAATTAAATCCGTTAACGTACCTGGTAAAGGTGCTGGCGAGTACTTGGACTTAACAGTTCTTTCTTTCTCTCTTTTTCCTAGTAGCATCTCTTTGTACTGGGCTATCAAAGCTGAATCTACCTCTACTGACTCTGAAGGAGTTGAAGTAGTAAGCGTAGGTGCCACTTTGACAGAAGGTAACTTAAGCGTTCCTGAAGCAATTGTATCTACTTGGGGTACTGATGATTCAGTAATTGCTGATTGGTCTATCGAAGAATTGGGCTTAGAAAAAGCTTAATTGTTTAGACAATTTGTCATTAATCTATCAAAAGGAATTATATTTGCATAAACCAACTAAATTTATATTAAAGATACTATGGCAACTAAATTAAACCAACAAGAAATCGAAGCAATCAAAGGCTTCCAACAGAAAACCCAGAACGTAATTATGGACTTGGGTAAAATTGAACTTCAATTGTCTGATCTTGAGTCTGTAAAAGCTCAAGTAATGGACATAATGAAAGAAGTAAACAAAGAACAAACCGAATTCTTTAAGAAGATTGAAGAGACCTACGGTAAAGGTCAAATCAACTTGGAGACTTATGAGCACATTGCTACTGAGTCTGATGAGACCCCTGTTGTTCCCTTTACGCAAGCAGAAGTACTTTAATTAACATTAAGTAATTTATTAAGACCCTCAGAGAAATCTGGGGGTTTTTTGTTTTATAGTTAAGCAGTTGACTTATTTTTTTAAAGTTTTATCTTTGCCCATAACCAACCTTTTCTCACCTCTACTATCTATGAAAGTCCGAAGTTGCTTTGAACATTTTCTCAGATATTACTGTATTGGTGAGTTTAACTGTTTTTCTCACTGTCCTACTTTCTAAGTGGGTCATAGAAGACATTATTAAATTCTTAAAGAATAAAAAAGGTAACATATGAAACTATTAAACTTTATTGGCGGACTCTTCAAAGATGAGAAGGGTGTTGTCTCCATGAAACGATTGTGCGGATTAGCATGCACAGTTACACTATGCGCTACATTGTACGCTAACTCTTTTACCGAAGCTCACTTTGCTCCTTCTGTTCCTTTGGTGGATGCAGTTGCTTTGTTGGCTTTTGGTTGTTTAGGTTTGACTTCTGTTGAGAAGATTATGAAGAAGCCAGAAGCACCTAGCGAAGATTAATTTACTATAAACTATAAACTATAAACTAAAATATAAAATACTATGAGTTTTACTAGAGAACAAATCGAAGCAGCTGTTAAAGCTAAAGGGCACAAATACTTCGAGAACGGAGAATTTAATATCAATGTAATTGGTATTCGTAATAGTGCTACAGGACAAAAAGTTACCAATGCATTTGATGATTGGATGACTTTGAGCTATAAAGAAGGCGGAGAATGGAAGTTCCATATCTGGCCTTGTACCACAGATAACGGTGGTGGAACTGCTCGTGTTAAACCAGGACAATATCCAGGATCACATGGTGTAGGTCTTCACCAAGGTAAATACAAGTGTCTTAAGCAGAAAGCTCCTCTTACTGTATTCCGTGACTATACTAAAGACGGAGTATACCAAGAAGATAAAACTGAGACTGGTGTATTTGGTATCAACATTCACAAAGCAGGAGTTGATAGTCAGCAAGTTGGCGACTGGTCACATGGTTGCCAGGTGTTTAAAAAGATTGCTGATTTTGATAAATTTCTTGCAATCTGCGAGAAAGGTGCTAAATTACAGGGAGATTCTTTTACCTACACTTTGATTAAATCAGAAGACATTAAATAATATGCATGATTCTATTTTGGGGTTTCCTAGTACCTCAGGTATATACAAGATAACTTCTCCTACAGGCAAAATCTATGTAGGTGAGGCTGTTAACTTGCGTATACGTTGTAGTTACTACTTAACCCCAAATAGAGTTAAGAAACAAAGAGCTATTTATAATTCTTTGGTAAAGCATGGTGTTGACTTACACAAGATTGAAATACTAGAATTTTGTTCTAGTGAAAATCTATTAGAAAGAGAAAGATACTATCAAGAACACTTTTGTAGTGTAGAGAATGGTTTAAACTGTTATCTAACCCCTACGCATGAAAAGAAAAAAGTTTTGTCATTAGGTACAAAACAACTTATGTCTTTAAAAGCTATAGGAATAAACAATGCGTTCTATGGAAAGAGACACTCTACAGAGTCTTTAAGTAAGATATCAGAATCTTCTTCTGGTAGTAACAATCCTAATTATGGAGGAAAACTACAGACAGAAGAATATCTTATAAAACAAAGTATTTCTAATAGTAAAAAAAATCTTAAGTTAACTAACACTATTACAGGAGAAACCCACATCTTCTTAAACTCTAAAGAAGCTGCAAAGTTTGTAGGAGTGGCTGCTTCTAATATCAGAGAATGTAAGAAATTAAAACATAAAGCAAAAAGAATCTATCTAGTAGAAGATTATGAAATCTGTACTAATTAGTCTTTTTCTAATTCTTTCTATTCCCTGCTTTTCTCAGATTAAAGTGATGAAGGCAGGGGATGGTTGGGATTTAAAGGTAGACTCAGCCTTAGCATTAATTGCTCAAACAGATGTCAATGTATACATTAGATTAATAGATGTCTGCGACATAGTAGACTTTTGGATTAGTCCCTATTCTTCTAATAACATCTCTCAAGACGGAAACACTATTTACATAGCCGTAGGAGATGCAAAGATGAACTCAATAGCCAACTTAGCTTGCGTTCTAGTACATGAGAGTCTTCACTTAAACTATTTGTTACATCCAGTAACTCAGAGTCTAGAAGAAGAAGAACTTAAGTGCTACATATACGAGTTAAGTTTTATAAACAAACTACCAACCCCAGAGCCTTGGTTACAGGCAAACGCTGTAGAACAAATACACAAACTAAGTAAAATTAAGTAAAACTAAAACACATGAATAAAATAATCAAAGTCCTCATCGGAGTGCTCACATTGTTGGTTGGCAATGCATCAGCACAATCTTCTGCTACCTCTCCAGGTACAGGTCACTGGGTAGTAATTGACTCAGGCTATCAAGTAGCAACAACTACTGTAGGTCAAACAGTTGCTCCTCTGCATTTCTACAATACTTCTACTTCAGAGAAGATTACAGGTATGCAATTCCGTGTATTCTATGATAAGACTGCTTTTACAGGAGTTGTGCCTTCTCTTAAGATTTCTGCTTCTGATCAATACCTTCAGTATGTAGATAGTAACCTACAAGGATTCTTGACAGTTACTTTGGCTTACACAGGATCTAGTTCTACTTTTAACTATTCTAACGGAGCTACATTTGATTTGACTTTTACTCACGCAGGTGAAACTGTATGGAATAGTTTAGATTCTATCAAGACTTTAAAAGTATCAGGTGTTAAGTCATTCTCTAACAGAGCTGCTACTAACTGGGGTAACGATACTACTTTGGTAGTTTACTCTTACGGTGGACGTTTCAATCAGAAAGTATTGCGTTTTGCTACTAAGTTTAAAAACGTAACTGGTACAGATGCTAAGAACTTAACTGTTAGTTTAGAGAAGAGAGCTAAAGGTTCTTCAACTTGGTCTCAGATTGCTTCACAAAAGACTAACTCATTGGGTGTTACTGTGTTTAAGAAATTCCTAGATACTACTTATTGGGATGTACGCATTGTAGTTAAAGGAGACACAATGATCCCAGGTAATGTATTCTCTACTGCAGATGCACAGAAGATTAATCAATCTATCTTAGGTCAATACACTCCTACAGGCTTTGATTACTACACAATGGATGTAAACGGAACTACTGGAGATATTTCTATTGCTGACGTATACGCTGTTTACGGAAGATTGGCAGGTAGATTTACTGCATGGCCTAACTCTAAAAAAGACGTAATGTTCTTTACAGTTGCTGAATACAATGCAATCAATGGCGCCACATCTAACTTGACCTCCACATACTCTACTATAAATAACTTTACTTACAGTGTAGATGGTAATGATTCTATCACTTACTACGTAGCTGTTAAGGGAGACGCCAATGCTACAGGATTTAAGATGGCTCGTTTGACTCCTATTAAAATTACTAATCAAGCTAACGCAAAGCGTTACATTATTGACGAAACTGTAAGTTATGATTTCCCTGCAGAAACTATTGAGGTAAATATGCCTAAAGTAAGTGTAGAAGAAGGAAACCTAGTTAACGTTCCTGTTAAAGTTTTGACTAACGGAAAGAACTTAGGTGCATTACAGTTAGATCTTAGGTACGACACAGCTTACTTAGAGTTTAAAGGTATTGAGAACTCTGAAAAGATGATGAAGTGGACTACCTACATGAACCCTTCTAATGGAATGGTTTCTTGGGGAGGTGCTGACTTAACTAACGAGAACATGCTTAACGATGGAGAACAAGCTTTTAAAGTTCAGTTCATTGCTAAAAAACCCCAAGACTCTTGGGCAAGTGCAGCTTTGTGGACAGGTGCTAAATACGTAGGAGATAAAGACTCTAAGGATATGAACATTACTCCTGCTATGGGAATCATTGAAGTTCGTAGAGTCAACAAAGGAACTATTTCGCTTAACGACTTAAACTCTATTATAGTATTCCCTAACCCTACAGAAGGAAACATCCAAGTCCAATTCAAGATTAAAGAAGACTCTAACGTAGACATGGCTATCTCAGATGAGGTAGGAAGACGCATAGAGACTCTTTTAAAACAACGTATGCCCGCAGGTAAGTACAAGTATAGTGCAAACCTAGATCGTCTCTCTGATGGCGTTTATATTCTTTCTGTAACTACTGAGACAGAAGTATTACATTCTAAAATAATTGTACAAAAATGAACATAAAAAAAGCACTTGGTCTTACCCAAGCAGAACCAGTAGCAGTAGATCCTAAAAACAGGTTCTACTACATGCTACAACAAATGCAAGCCAATCGTTGGAAAATTACCGCTATTGTGTTAGGTTTGTTTACTTTAATTATTCTTGGAATCAATGCAGCAGTATTTATGGGAGCTTCTATTGGAGAAGACTGGAAAGAATTGCTACTTATTCTCTTGGGTGCCTTTGTAGGTAACTTAAACAAAGTAGTTGACTATTGGTTTAACTCTGAAGACAGAGACAAGATGTTAATACAGAAGGTCGATGAGGAAGACGGAGAATCACTATCAAACACAACTAATTCATAATATCATGTCAGAAGAAAAAGAAGAAAGCGGTATGTCCGCTATCAAAAAAACAATCATTGGAGCAATCACCACTGCTGTTACAGCAGGAGGTGCTTGGTTTGCTACTCACTTAGGTGGTGGCGAAGATGAAAAGCCAGAAACTCCAACTGCTGTAGCAGCCCCTGCACCTGTGATTAACATCACTACGAACAACGAACAAAAGCAACAAGCAAATACTGGTGGTGGTAACACTGTCATTATTAAAGAGAAGGCTGCTCCTGCAGCTGCTCCTGCTCCAGCAACTAAACCAAAGCCAGATGATGAAGAGCCTTGGTAGTCTGTTATTGACTGTTGTATTGTTTGGTTGTGGTAGTATGAAAACAACCACAGATGATGAGCCTGTAGTATCTAAGGACATCTCTAGTGTATCTGGTTATACAGATTCTATTAAAAAAACAGTTCAAGTAGTTAGTGTAGACATGACAAAAGTCTTAAGTTTGTATCCTGCTTTACAGGAAAAGAACGTAGGCTTAGGTTTTGCAGAATCCGTATTAGACTATTTAGATGAAACAAATCGTTTTGTATTTACTGAGGAGAAGGCTGAAATCAAGGAGAGGATGGTGACTCAGTTCAAAGCTTCAAAGAAAGGTGTATTTGATGAACCCATTGATGGAAAAGGTAAGATTAAACCTGCTCACTATTTTGTTTATGTTACTGTGGCTGATTTTGCTGTTGATGAAGACGAGCAAGCTGAAGGTCTTAAGTCAAAAGTTGCTGTCACTACCTTTATTCGCTTACAAGTCCGTTTTGTTGACGCAAAGACAGGTCAGATATACATTGGATCTGGAGAAGGCGAATCACAAAAGATAGGCGAATCTTTCTTAAAGTCTCTTGACGATATGAAATTTTCTCAAAGTACTGTCGGTAAAGCTACCAGAAAGTCTCTAGAAACTGCTTGTACTAATGTGATTCAAAATCTCATTAAGGCAGGTGTATTTAAAAACTAAAATATTATTAATCTTTTGCATACTAGCTCTGTCCCTAAAAGGTCAGAGCTTTATGTATTCATACACAGACCCTTGCACGCAGGAATTAAAATTTATTAACGCAAATATGTCTAGTCCTATAGTAATTGCTTACTATGGACAGGTCCAAACTTTCTCTTATACAGAATTAACAGACGGAACATTTGATAGTTGGATAAATAGTGTATATTTGAAGTATAAAAATACATCACCCTGTCAAGGAGTTGGAGTAACCACTACAACAACCACGACTACAAATGCGACCTTAAACATTGTAAGTAATGTTATGAACTTAGGGGCTATATCAAATGTAGGAAGTGTTAACGTAGATGTAGGTGGAAGTACTTCTTCAGGGACTAACGTAGGAACCAACAATAAAACCAATAACAATGACAATCGAACTAACTCTCGGAATCGTACTAGCAGTAGCTCTAGTAATTCTAATTCTTCTGGCAGCTCGTCAGGAGAAAGTGGACAAACAAACGGTGGATCTAACTCCTCAGAAACCTCAGGAACCTCAAGTGGAAATTCCCCAGATCCCAATTCAGGAAGCAGCGGAGATGGTACTTCAGGAAGCAGTGGCTCCAGCTCCAGTAGTGGAAGTAGTAGCGGAAGCAGTAGTGGAAGCTCCAGTGGTAGCAGTGGGAGCGGAAGTGGCTCAGGAAGTAGTGGTAAAACCGAAGAAAAAACGGAAGTACAAACCGAGAAACCCTCAGAACAAAAAGTAGAAGAAACTAAGACTGAGCAACAAAAGTCTCAGTCTAGTGGTACTGCGAAAGCAGCCAATAAAGCTAAAGCCGAAGTTGCTAAGCCTGCGATCTTAGTAACTGGTGATTTAGTTGGTATTCAGACTAAGTCTGATGGAGCACAAGATGCAAGAGGTACTGCTTCCTTTACAAGAGTAAAAGGGGATGGTACTTCTTCTCTTGGGTTTTCAGCCGATTACATGCTTAATGCTAAGATCGGTAATATCTCATGCGTACGCTCTTGGATAGGAGCAAACAAAAAAGGGCATAAACACATTAGTGTAGTATCAGATGGAATGAGTCTGATGCCTAAAGCCTTCTCTAACACAGCTCTGTTTGTTAGAGTAAATTCAATTAAGAATCTTACAGCACTTTACGGAGTTGCTGGAACTTACGGTAAACTCTATGGAGAACAAATGATCTCTACTATTGTTATAGGAGGTTTTATGTACAAAGGAAAACTCACTAAGCATATAGATGCTACAGTTATTATGGCTGGTATTTATTCTCCTTATTCTAAGTATTATACAGAATCTTTATTTAAAGCTAAACCGATTGTAATTCCTTTTGTAAATTTGACCTGGAAAATGACAAAGACATTTGGCTTAGGTATTACAGGAGGAGGAACTTATGTTGCAGGTCAAGACATTCTTAACTTTCAAATCTTAATGGGAGCAAAGTTATTAATATGAGATGGGTTGTTATTCTATTCTTCTTTGTGAACTCACTGAGTGCACAATTTACCTACTCTGGATACTTGTATAATGCAAATGGTTCTGGTGCTTCTAATGTGGCTATAAAGCTCTACAGAAGAACAAACCAAACCATTACAGGATTCACTAATCAACAGAACTACGGAGGACACTCTTATTACCGTTCTACAGGTAGTGCTACTTGGACTACAGCTAGAACTAACTGTTCTAATATGGGTGGTCACTTAGTAACTATTACAACATCAGGAGAACAAAGTTTTTTATTTGCTTTATGGCCTTCTGGCTGGATAGGTTTAACAGATGAAGT